CCAACTTATCAGCAATGTTACCACGCCAACGGAACATTGAGTCCAGCATACGACTCATCTCTGTGGTCACACGCTGAAGCTCTGTATCCTTCCAATCAACAGTTGCACGATGGAAAAGCTCTTCCATTGTGGGTGTGTGGATATTCTGCCTCGGGATTTCAATGCCCAGCAACGAACCCAGGTTACCTACCCAGTTAGTTGCACTCTGTGGGTTATCCGGACTTACGAGTGTTGCATATATAGGAATATCAACTGCGAGCTTGTTGTGCCTTAGCAGACCGAATATCTTCTGGGCAACCACTTTCAGGTGCTCTTCAGATTCTGCTGTTATCTGGAACTGTGTGCCATTCCAACCCCATGCACCTGGGATACCAATTCCCACACCCAATCTCTTTCTGATTGGGTCATGAGATGCAAGGGTTGCAGCATCAACAGTCCACAGTGTCTTTCCATCCACCAGGGTGAATCCAATCAACTGTCCCTTGCCCCAGCCACCACCCATTACGCGACCAATGAATACCCTATTCATCGCCACTGACATGTTATCTTCAGGGTCAATGAGTCGGTACTCAGATATGAATTCAGGTGCTGCACCAGGCTTGACCGCAGACGGCAACCCCAACCACTCTGCAAGGGTCTTAGATTCAAACACTTCACCGCCCCCACCACCACCCCCAACCACTTGACGGTTCTGCCATAGTGTGATGGTGAAATCAAGCGGAACACCCTGGTCTTCGTACAAGGACTTCAATGCGGGCTCAATAATATCATCATCTTCCCAACCCACAAATGCAATGTGCCGTGGTCCGACCACAGTCATATCCAGGTCACCACCTGGGTGGACATCTGTTGAAAATACCCACTTCGTAAAGGGCCGGTTCCAAATTCCACCAGCACGGATGTATGAACCCTTCATTACATGATTCTTTCCACCATGCTCAAGTGTGGAGTGGATTATATGTCTTAGCTCTGCCCAGAATGGATGTTCACCCGGGTCATGTGGAACCGCCGCCATGAACGGATTTGGCTCCGGAGCAACCTTACCTACTTCAGCCAAGAGCTCTGTGGGGTTCTTCGGCTTCCTGTTGAGCACTCTCTCAGTTAATTCTTTGAGTGCATCCCTGAAGCGTTCATCCTGTGATGTATCCAGATCAGGAACATCCAGTAGTGAGAAGGCGAGCTCGGCAAGCTGGTCTGGAGACAAGTCATCTATATCAGCTGTGCCGGAGTTATACTTAGCTGCCAGCACTGAGAATGTACCCTTATAAGCTGCAATCTCTTCTGCGGTTAACCCCGAAACATTACCATCTTCTGTAAGGTCGATAGTCGGTTCCAGGTGCGTAAGGCTGTATGCCGGACCCCTGATACCTTCATCGATGTTGGTTACTTCGGCATCCCCAAGCCCGATACTAGATAACATTCGATTGAACTTCGCGAATGCAGTCTTCTCAACACCCTTACCCATGCTTACCATGAATGTATTACCTTCACCCTTGGTAACTGTCAACCACTCACCAAGGGGTGCAAAGCGCTCAGCCATTGCTGGCTCTCCAGCTTCATGTGGAACATTGAACTGTCCAACTAGAATCATCTTGTTAGCTGGGTGCCACCCGAACTTGAGAGGCTCATCGCTCTTGAAGAATTCGTAATATGGAGTTAGGTCGTATGATACAAGTTTGCCATTGTCACTAACTATCGTAACTGGGGGTGCATCATTTGCCAGATGTAAGAACTCACCCAAGGTACCAACCTGTCGACCATCTGGATACCCAACCATATCTGACATGTCTATGATTATCGAAGCATCATCTATGTCTACATCGTGCAGCCTGGATGCAATGTCTTCGGTAATGTTACCATTCACATAAATAGCCAGGAAATTAGGGGTCGGTCCAGTCTTTACGGTAAACATGTGCACGTTGCGTCTCGTACTATCTGCATCGGATGTAAGTATGCCAGAGTTCAATCTGTCTGCCATCCCTGCAACCTTCAGTTTATCATAGAGCTCATCACCCAGCAGCTCACGCCACATTGCACCGAACCCAACATACCTTACGAAGAACTCTGGCCCACTATCCCACAATGGTCGGTACATTACATACATCATCGAACCTTCTACACCTGTCTTCAACGCCCCTAGTGACCTGTCAGACATCTCTTCTGACAAGATTTCGTCATACTTCGGCACCTGCAGGTATAGGTCACCAACCCACATACGGGTGGTCACCTTAGACGATGCCATAGATGATGCACTGTTTATACTACCCAGGTCTGTTAGCTGACGCCACTTCGAAAGGGCATCTGGAATCAAATATGTCATGAACCAGTTAGCCATCAATACTTCAGTCGCTTCAGCACCAAGTAGGTGAACCACCATATCATGCATCATCTCAAAGATAGATACCGAGTTGGTGGGGCGCATGTTGTACTGTGGCGAACCAGTAATATACAGGTATATCGCATGTACCTGTCTTGAACCAGGTGGAAGTATTGATAGAGACTTAATCAGTTCTACTTCATTCATGAGCGATATCTCTGCTTCCTTAGACATCTTTGGTTCCACACCCGACCGTACCGCCTTCAGGGCTTCAAGGTCGTACTTCATTATATCCCTCAAAGCCTTGTTCATAAACTCTACATGGGCAGGGTCTAGCAGTGTTTCATTCCACAATGTCTGTGCCCACGCAGTCATGTTCGATTGGATGCCTGGAACACCTTTCAAATCCATTATTGTGTCCCAGAAACGTTTGGCACCAGGCTCACCATAGAATGTTGTTACAGCACCCAGGGCATCAACACGTGCTTCGTTAAAGAACCTCGATAAGTAGAAGAGCACTGATTGCTTGAGACTTGCGTCTCCAGTAATGGCACCTGCAGCGATACGATCCCAGATTGACAATAGACCTTCATCGCTAGCTACAATGTCTGAATAATCATTGAAGAGTTGTTGTATATCCCCAACGAAGTTGGTTTCGGTGGAGTACTTAGATGGCTGTGCCATCCCCACTGCCCCAGGCGGGGTAGTATACACAGCTGAAAGGTTCATCAGCTCCCTGTAGAACTCTTCGATATCTTCTCTTGCAAAGGGTGGTTCTCTACCCACCGTGGCATCAGGAGATGCTGCATAGGCGTTACGAATTCCTTCTATGTAAAGTTCCATCATGAATGCTTCGAATGCTTCTCTTGCATGCCCCACAATTTCATCAGGATTGGATACGGAAAGCGCTGAACCATCACCAAATAACTTCAAGAGCCGTTGATCACTAACAGGCGGTGCAGCAAGCTCTGCGGTCTCACCAAACAAACCCTTCTCTATGGGTGAGATTTCATCTATCCACTTACGTGTGCCGGGCTTCAACAACTTCCACATCCCCGACCGTGCCCACTTGATGAACTCCTTCTCCAACGCACCTTCATCCCAGATACGCTCAATGGCTTCACCTTCTTCACCCATGGGACTTATAGTCGATGGGCCGCCCTTGTAATAATAACCACCACCACCTTCAAAGGTCATATACCCACCATGGAACTCCGTTCGCAGGTACCACAATATATCATCCTGGGCATCCAATGGTAACTCCGCAATACCCACAACGGGTGCCGCAGGTTTAGCCATATCAACCCCGCCCCCCCCCCTACGTGCCATTTCTCCAATTTGGTCAGCATCATAGCTCATGCGGAGTTCATCGATTGTGTACATCTCGTCATTATCAGCATCATACCACAACCATTCATCCACGGTTTCATTCCATTCACCAGATCCGTATGTGGTATATACCCACCTGGAGAATGCAAGTGGTTGTCCCACGAGGCTTTCTGGGGTTGCTACTCCTGGATAGAGCTCCTTCTTCATCAATGATGTGATATAGTCCCTGATATATTCATATGTTTTGTTAAAGGCACTGTTGACTTCTTCCGGCGTCCGCCTTACAGTAAGTAAGCTATCTACGAAATTTTCGAATTCCTTCTTTAGTACACCATCTCCCACCTGCATATTAGGAATGTTACCTTCTATCCATAACAATCTCTCGGCAATCAACAAGCGGATTTCTCGTGGTAACCGGAACATTATGCTTTGGGCGGTAAGTGCAATCTCCAGCCCTTTCATCGGTACCATTCCCACCACTTGCATATATACCCCCTGTGAAGTCGAAGTTGAAAGACCTTCCAACATTGAAAAGTAGATGTTTGCAGTCAACCAATCATTGGCTTCTTCTTCCGGCATCATCTGTATGTACCTACGTGCACGACCAACAACCTCTCCAAGGAAACCTGTAAGGTCAAAGCCTGACCAGGGTATCACTCCATCACCCAGGAACAGGAACGCTGCAATGGTTTCACGCATCGACTTGTATATATCGATAGGTACATAATTAACCACTTCGTTGTGGAATTCACGTTGATACTTCGTGAGCTCTTCAATAGGTGTGGTCTTATCGGCGAGCATATCTTCCAACACTTTCCCACGTTCGGCAACAAGGTCATTTAGCCCTGAAAGGTCTGGTTCAGGTGGGGCACCAGGTTCTACACCTGTTTCCTGTGCCAACATCTCACGGTAGATTCTTTCACGGTTATATGGACCAGCAGTACGAATCTCCTGCCACGCATCTTCACCATACATCTCGGTGAACTCCACAACAAGCTCTTCGAACGACAAGCTATCATACATTTCACGGATGGCAACCATCGTATCGCCGGCATCAACATCTATGTCCCCAAATAACGATGACATATCCAGTCCACCAAGGAACTTTTCAGTTGCCCTATCAAACTCACCAGGGTGTTTCATTTGCATGAATATCTGATACAGACTACCCATATCCGTTGAGTAAATCGGCGCACCATATTCATTCACTTCATCGTTACCTTCGAATTCTGGCAAGTACCAATGTTTAAGTCCATGGTAGTCTGGTGCAGGAGTAATATCTTTCATCCATTCTTCGAACTCTGCACCATGACCAACCCAGGTTTCAAAGCCATTTACAACCCTTATGTCCAGACCTTCGGCTGGGGCTTCGGGTGTGGAGGGAACTTCGATATCGGTGCCAGGAACCCTGCCTTGACCACGTTCGGCAGCTGCACGACCTAATTCGTCTAGACCAGGCGCACCTGCCATGGTGGGTGGCTCTTTCTTTGTGATGATATCCCAAGCCATTGCCGGGTCCATAAGTGCAATCTGGTTAGATTCCCAACCCAACTCCTTCAGCTTGGTGCGCATACTCCCGGTAATCATCATTGGTACACCCTGCGCAACCTGCTCAGGGGTAGCAATTGTTGGGTCCTGGGCACGCATCTGGTTCATTGTCTCAGCCAGATCGTCCTGTAATCCCAACAAACGTTGGGCTTCTATCACCAACGGATCATCAGGTGCGTAACTATTCTTTGCCATCCAGTCTGCCAACCACTCTTCGGGGCAGGTCTTGGCATCCAATAACCCCTTTGTAGTATCTTCCCACACCTGAATGATTACATTACGGTACTCACCAAACTTGGCATCTACTTCTGACAGGGCATCCTGTGGAGATATCTCCCCATTCATAACCCTGATTGTCAAGGGGTCGAGCTCTGAACGCAGGTTACGCATTACATCATTCACTGGGGTGTCAGGTGGTGCCATGTTACCGTAAAGGGTTCCAGGAGTAAGCATGCCGGGTGGGGGTAGTCCCACGTCGAACCACTCCAACACTTCTGCCCAGTTACGGCGACGTCCACCCCTAATGTCTGCCGCCAACCCTGGCAGTCGTTGATTGGGGGGTAGACTATCTAACCAGTTTGCCAGCTTCCAGAAACCACGGTCGCTATACAGGTAGCCTTCAAACAACTCCACAAATGTCTTGGCACGCTGAGATTGTTCAATAGCCGAAGATACCCCACCCCAGCGACGCAGCAACCCACCATAACTCCACGTGTCGAAGAAACGTGCCGTTCGACTGGTACCGGTCATAAAGTCGTAAATACCCTGTGGCAGCTTCCTACCCGTGAGGCGGTAGATTCCTTGGGCAATACCACGTGGTGTACCAATGAATGGAATTGGAATCATTTCATTCGCAAGCATGGGTACGCCTTCTACCATATCATCCAACAGTTCAGCACCCATCAACGATTGTACCACGTTTTCAGATATGTTCCACCCGAATATGTCTTTCATGTAAGCTTCAGCCTTACGTGCAAATCCAATATCGAAGTTCGGGGTTACGTCAGACACAATTGCATTGGCCCAGTTACCGTTAATGTTACCCAGGATGTACTTGGGATTGGCAAACAACCAGTCTTCCTTGAGTGCCCGCCCAGTCCAAGATAGCATCCTAGCCAACGACGGCGCACGTGGCACAATTCCCAGTTGTTTCTTATACATATCTGAGAATGCGCGTGAAACGTAGTGTGCAACCGTATAGGGGTCGTCCGCGCGTGTAAGTGCATTCTTTATCACGCCACCACGAATCGTATCATCGATAATGTCAGCATGGGCACCAAACTTTTCCAAGATATCCGATATATCCATGCTGGGAGCGGTTTTCTCCATTCCCGTAATAGCATCCAGCAATTGTTGAACCCTGTTTGCGGGTAGGCGTTGCGTACTCAAAATCTGTGGGTCTTTCAATAGCATACGTTGGAAGAACGTAATCGGGTCTGGGTCACCTGGTTGCATCGTACTGACCAATATCCGCAATGAATCGGCAACATGTTCAGACCACTGAATGTGGATTGTCCGTTTGGAGATACCAAACATCCACATCCATGCACCGTTCTGTTCTTCGTAAATCTTACGGTAAATAACCCGCATGGTACTGGGTCGCTTAATGTATGAGCCTATTAGCGAGCTCACACCCTTGGCAAGTAACTCTCCACCCGGGAACTGTAAGCGGTTCACCCACGTTCCAACCCCTGCAACTCGCTTCAATTGGTTACCAGCGGTTAGCATCATCGGATCAGGAAGCAATCCCAGCCACAAACCTGGGTCGGTGAAGAAGTTAAAGTATAACTCAGACATCGGATCAACTACTAGCCCACTTGTCTCAATCTCAAGTATTGATGCACCTTGCTCGGTGAGCGCTACCAGATTCTCCCACCTGGCGGCAATATCTTCATATGGTAGGAACGGACTGGTAAAAGTTGCCATCATACCAGTGAGACCAGATGCCATGTAGATCGCATCATCCATATCCCTACCAAATGGTTCAGCTTTCGTTCCTGAAGGTAACCCCAACACATACCCCCAGTTAATCTTTCCTTCTGGAGTACGAGTCATGCGTTCCCACTCCACCCTACGGTGGTAGAACATATCATCCCTAGACATTCCAGGGCCACCAAATGCTGAACCGCCCATCTCAGGCATCGCATACTGTTTACTGTACCACTCTGCATACTGGTCGGCAGGAATGAAGTGCCAACCCTGGTACTCAGGTGCTGATCGTGGACCACCCATACGCCATGAGCCCATCTCACCTGTTTCGGGGTTCTGCACCAATGGATATGGACGATCACTCTTAATCATATCCATCCAGAAACCACCAAGGTCATAGCCTGCCCCAAAGAAGAGCCCTGGAAGGAACGCCCGTTCTGGTATTTTTGCAATCCACGTTGTATAATACCCAAACCCTGCCACTGACTGGGCTACGAAGGTTGATGCCGCCTTACTGGCAGGGGTGTCCGCAAATGCAAACGGGTCCATAATACCCATCATTTGGTAGCTCACACCCGTGGGTGGGGGTTCGTTCAATACCATCCAATCAGGTACTTCACATGGAGTAAATAACTCTCCACTCATCATTCTGTTAAAGTATGCAGTAGTCTGTGGGTTGGGCTGCCAATACTGTGTTACAGGTATTAGCATCGGTTCACCCATGGCAGGCAACGCTGGTAAGAACGGTATGGCTAAATTACGCACGGGTGGCGCACCGGGAATCTGTGGTGCATCCGGTACCTGTGGTAGTCCCATATATCCCAGGTCACCCATTCTAGTGCGAAATACCAACATACTGTCTAACCACTCCATCCATCCCAGTGGGGTGTATGGATTCTGTGCAACTTCGGTGAATCCCGTAAGGCGGGCCAGTTGGTAAACATTCTGCTCCTGGTCGTTGCGAGAGTTCATCGTCCTGGTCCATCTGTCGTACAAGTCATCAGGAGCCATATTCCGCCATGGGGTGGGTTGCATTGCAGCTGCATTGTTCAACGCTGCATATAACTGGTCCCCTGGAATATTTAATGTTGGAATTGGAAGCCCACCTGGACCGGTGGCAAACGTTCCAAATGGTTGGGCACCTTCCATCCCTGGGACGGGTGTACTAAATTGGGTTCCACCTTCACCCCCACCACCAGCACCAGCACCAGCACCGAAATCACCAGCCCCTGGAACCGGGGTACTTAATTGTCCCCCACCCTGCCCTTGCTGCAGGTTTTTCTGGTATGCTTCGAATGCACTCTGACCAACGGTCTTGGGCTGTTCGAAATTGGCAGCCCGCTGACCGGCCGGTAGGGCATTACGTAAGCCTTCGTTCAAGAAACCCCAATCTCCCTGTCCACCCGCACCCCTACCCCCCGCACCCGCACCAAACTCCATTCCGGTGGGGAACCGTGGGTTTTTAACAACACTGGGTGGTTGTGGTACAGCCCCGCGGGGCACTTGTGGTTCTACTCCACTTGTACCTGGTTCAATACCTAATAGGTCTGGGACATCAATTATATCACCAGGTTTCATCATCCTACCAGGTTGCCAGCCGTTGTAACTTGCCAGCATTGAAAAGTACCGCTGGTTACCATACATCTCACCAGCAATTCTCTCCCAGCTATCCCCAGGTTTAACTGTGTACTGTTTGATCCACATTCTACTTACCTCCCCGTTTCAGGAAAGGTGCCAGCTTACCCGGCCCCTTTTCTTCTTCTTCGGTTGGAAAGTTTACCCCACCCATCATTCCAGGTGGTACCATTGGACCCATCCCCCCACCAGGCATGCCACCTGCACCAGGCATACCAACACCACTCATCATTCCTGGTAATGCCCCTGCACCTGGCATACCACCAGTTTGCATACCCATTGCACCTGGTCCACCCATTCCACCCATTCCACCAGGTACCCCACCAATACCACCCATACCACCCCCACCACCACCACCCATGCCCATACCCATACCCATGTTCATGCCAGCACCCATACCACCACCGGCACCCCCACCACCACCCATACCACTCAGGGCTTGCATCATAGCCTGTTGGACACCCTGATCCATCTGCGGCATACCAGATTGGGCGTTTCCACCAAATGCACCGCCACCACCACCACCCGGTTGTTGACCAACTGTCTGCTGTGGCGCACCAGGTCTACCCTGTTGGGCTTTCTGCATCTGCTGTTGCTGTTGCTGTTGTTGGTCCATCTGTTGGATTTGTTTAAGCTTTATAACATGGTCAGGGTTCAGCACAGGGTCTTGCAACTCTTCTCTAATCCGCTGCATCTCCGTAGTGGGATCTTCAACTCCCATGTTATGCATGGTGGTAATCATTGATTGCGCCCCAGACTTCCATTTATAGACTTCAGACTGCTCGTGCAGCTGGTCATCTCGCGGAAGCAGGTTTGCAAACTGTACTTCCACTGTTGGGGCTGCAGGAACATCATCAGCTGAAAGTTCTGCAATTCCATACGCACCGAGCTTATCAACCACCCACCCACGGAATGGTACATCCTTTGCATGGTTCTTGAACTCAGTTAGCAGGTAGACACATATCTCCTTCAATGCATCTACACGGCTGGGCAGTTTCAACTCCAGGACCTGTTCCATGGGTGTTAGGGCAATCTTGAATCCAATACCAGACATCCCAGCCGCCAGGCGACCAAACCCTGCTTCGCCTAAGAAGCTCAGGTCTTGAATGGCTGAGAACACCCTATCCAGGTATCCACCAACGCCTGCAGGGTCTGGGCTCCACTGCATTGCATCCAACTCTTCTTCTGCCCCAATGGGGAATATTGCACCTGGTTTGAATTTCATCTTTGTCGGGTCGTTCAAATGTTCTTCCGACTTATACACAATTGGACTGTGAATATGCGTGGCCACTTCCTGTGCCTGCTCAGACATCATTTCTTCCAGGTGCTTGTTTAATTCACTGATGTCATCTAAATCCGCAAACGACCCACCATCGGTTGGGTCCACATGTGCATCCGAACGAATATTCTGCAGTATCCAGAACGGAATACGTTTATGTGGGTTCTTACCTGCTTGAATCACCACATACCTGGCTTTCTCCAATACTTTACGCCCACGCGAATCTGTTTCACTTACCCTGGTCAATGCAACCAACAGGTACATCTTACGGGTCCAAACTTCGACCAGGTCGCATGTGGGCTGCGTGGACATGTTTTGGTCGGTAGCCTGCAGTTCCACACCGTATCTTTCTTCCAGGTCTTCAATCAATCTACCAGGGTCGAATCGATACACTACCAAGAAATCATTCGAAGTGTCATAAGTCCTAAATACAGGATAAAAGTTGTTTGGTTTGATTGAACGAAACTTAAACGGGCACTTGGTGTATACCTTACGAGTGGTGTTGTCTTCACCTTCACCAACCTTCACCATCTCAGGTTCACCTTCAAATGGTGCCCAGACTGCCTGAAATACCCCAAACGACAACTTACACGCATCCATCTCTACATCCCGCCAAACGCGCCATAGATCACCCCAGACTGCGTGCAAGAACCTTTCGCACCTGTTGGCTGCCAATCCTTCCAGACTCTGCCCCGAACCAGGAAACGGTACATGCGGTACAGGTTTACGGCCCAACATCGCCGCATATCTCATGGTGGCGTTCCGTAGGTAGTTAAGCACTAATTCGAACTCAGTATCCTTCTCATCAGTGTTTTGTCCCCCCGCCCCCATGTCCTTGGTACTGGTACTAGTACGTGCATTGGAACCATCACCCGTTTGGTCCAACCAGTGATTACCTTCAAACATGTTTCGCCGATCGTCGATATCACTGTTCCGCGAGCCGTATGAAGTCTGCAACTGGATGAAATCACTTATGTAAGTATCCGGGTCAACATCAAGCTCCTTGAGCGCCCGACCAATATTCTTATCTGCAACAACCAGGTCGTACTCCATTATGATCTCCTAGGATGCCAACTATACACGGGCTTGTACTTCCGAGATGCTTTCACCTCTCCATACCTGGCTATGAGTAGGTACCATAACGCCTTGAGTGAGTGGTCTGCCTGGTTCTTGGGTGGTATCTCCTTCAGGCGCATCTCATCAGGGTCAGTTTTTGGTACCGGTTCACGTTTGAATTTACGAAACTCATAGGGCAAGGACTTTACCTTCGGGCTAATTCGCAAATGCGGAGGTTCAATCATATTACCCGTCCGCTCGTCACGCTTATGGTACAAGAATGTCTTCATACGACGAATACCAGACAACACTTGTACTTTCTCGGCGTGGAGCATCACCCCACCATACTTGTGCCACCGTTTCTTCTCATCTGGGGCTTCTACGTCTATTGCACCGCCACGTACCATTTTCCACCAAAGCCGTGACTTAGCTATCTCAATAACCTGTTCGCATATCTTACCCATTACATATATTTCATCTATTACGTTGCAGTAGTCAATCGGGTCAGGGTGTATTTCCTTACGCTGATGTGGGATAAACTGTACTGCCAAGACCGAATACGGTGCTGAGCCATCACTGGGGTCAACTGCCAGGTACACGGGTTTACTCGCATCAAACTTCGCCAAGTCCGAAATATGCACTGACGAGCGGTACTCTCTGAATATAAGGTTGGTAGGTGGAATAGGAGTTGCACCCAGACGCTCTTCGAAGAACCCTGGTACCCTACCATAGATTTGCTCCATCCTGATTATCTCAGGGTCATTCCTGCCACCCGGGTATATTAGCGTATTACTCCATGTTGGCATGCTATATGAGCGCCCACCTTCGATATTATCCTGTTCCCACTCTTCAAATCGCTCTGCATACCACCCTTCAGAACCTTCAAACGTTCCAGACATCAACAACCAACCACGTTTCTCTGCAACACGACCCACACATTTCAGGTAACTCTCTAAACTCTGCTGTGCCGCTTCAGACATCACAATTCCATCAGGCGCCTTTGCAGCCAATTTCATCACTTCATCAGCAGTTTTGGTCTCAATTAGCTGTCCAGTCTTCGTTTTGGCACTGGCTTTACCAATTTTGGGACGTGAAATATCCCTTTCCGAGCGAAACGCCCCCAATTCCATCAAAAACCCGCACCAATAGTCGAATTCGGGTCGTGCCAACTCGTAATCTGGACCCACAATCCAGAACAAACTACCAAACATTGTGCGTGTAGCACCAAATAACGCCGAGATAAAGCTCTTTCCCGCACGTTCACCACCTGCCAACAGCTTCAAACGCAGGTTGGAGTACAAAATACCGTTCTGCATCTCACTCAACCAACCAATACCAAGCTGTTTCAGCATTGTGTCCACCTGTTCTACTGTGGGTCCGATGGTGACTTCCGGCGCCCTGACCAGCCCGTGGGGCACAGGGGGGTATTCAGATACACTCAGGAGGTTCGAGTCAGCACTCAGGTCATGCGGAGTTGGTATGTCAACTAGTTCCATTGCCGCCACCATCGCCATCCCCACCAGCATCGCCACTGGTTAGTGGACGATTGGATTCTTGTTTAACCTTGTCACGTAGAGAGAGCAGTAGTTGGCCCCATTTGTCATCTTCGGGCAGGACACCTGTAAAGCCTATTGCATCGGTTTCAGATTGAATCTGTTTGAGTGCACTCAGGTATACTCCAGCAGACTTGGTCTCTAGCTGTGCCTTTGTTTCCCAGGTCTCAGCCAACTCCGCGAGCCGTCGTATGCGCTCTGACTTGATCGCGAGACCCCTTGAGAGTGTGTCTTTGGAGAGTTGCCGGCGATAGCCATCTATATCATCAGCATATAGGGTTGCCAATTGCATCAACTGTTGGTCTGTTGGAGAACCACCAAGCTTCTCAGTCAAATGCTCACGTATCCGCCTTACGGTGTAACCCTTGGCGAATAAGTCGATAAGCTCGATGCGATCAGCATCTGTAAGCCTACGGGTATGCACCATTCCACTTTGGGGTCCGGGGTGGGCTAGTGCCGGGTTCTTAATTATCGCAGGTTCATCATCTATAGGTGCCATATGTCTATTATATGTGATGAATTTCTAAAATACAAGGGGGTTGGTGACGGTTGGTGGCGCCCCCCTATGTTTTAGTATTTTGTTTTTTTCGTATTCCTTGTTACGGATTCAAAAAAAATGACTTATATAAATATGAATGAATAATAATATTATTTATTTATTTTTTCTATTAAGGTATGTTGATGTTTATTAATAACAAAGAATATAATAACAAAACACTAGTAATTTAGAAATAGTGGTTATATAATAAAACTAGAATTGGAGTAAGGTAGGTTGGAAAGGAAGGAAGTGATGAAGGAAATAGAGCCTGGTGATTTGGAAGAAATGTGGAAGTTGTATAAGGAAGAAGGGTTATCTATAGATACCCTGAGCCAAGAGTATGCATATCCTAAGAAGTTGATATATAAGGAGTTTGCACTCAAGGGTGAAATCTTCCATACAGGGCAGAGAAGCACGCTTGAGAAGATGGATGCCGCAGATGTTGAAGCCATGGTTGGAGAGTACTTGGACTGGGTACCGCTCCGCGTAATCATGGAGAAGTATAATATTGGACACCTGGGGGTGATATACAATATGCTGACGTTGTTCAAGATTCCACCTAGGACCCAGTCAAAAGATTACCTGCTGGCAAAGAAGGGGTTGATGGATGAAGCTGTTAATATGTATGAGAAAGGGTTCCCAATCTGGCAAATATGCGAAGCTTGTTCAGTCGACCCCGCCAAGTTATACAAAGAGCTGCATTTCCGTGGGGTAAAGATTGGTAGGAAGCGTGGTGATGGTGGCACAAATAGACCCCCGGTGTAATTTGGTGGAAATCTAGAGAGACACCTGGTGCGTGTGCGTGTGTTTGTCTGTTTGCTTGTGTGTATGCTTGTTTGTTCCTGGCACCAAAGTTGATCATATTCCGGAAAATTACCATATTCCGGAAGTTGATCTTAATAGTATGTTGATCTTATTCCGTTACTTGACCAAGTTGATCTAAATACTATTCTGATATACATTACCAAGTTGATCTAATTCGGAAGTTGACCTTATTCGTCTGGATGGTGGGCAGCCCACATACCACCCCAAGTTGATCAACTTCGTATTCTGATGTATTATACCAATTTGATCTAAATACTATTTTGAGTATATTCCGGAATGTCCGGAAGTAGACCATGTTCATGAATATACTGAACATTGTCTATTACCGTATCTAACGTAGAATTATCAAATTGGTCTCTAATCAAACATTCACCTTCCTTTCACGATAGTTTCATCTAACGGATGTATTATATATATAGTAAGGTAGGATACAATAAATCCTAAAACCCCCCTTACTAAAGAAAGGATTACATTCCATGTCCCCCAATCCCAACCCCCAAGGCTTTACCCTGAAGCAGGCTGCCGCCTTCCTGAAGATCGATGAGCATACCATGCGACAGCTGCACATGAAGCACAAGGTGCGTGGCGTCCTAACCCCCCATCCAACGCTTCCCAACGTTTCCCGGCTTATGTTCACCCAACCCCAGCTGGACAAATACGCCGCCAATCGTAAGCAGGGTGTAGGTGCCCGCGCTGACGGACGTAACAAATTCATCTACTACGCTACTCCGGATGAATTAGCCCGCGCTAACAAGGCGCTCATCGCTGCCGGTTTGCCCGCACTCACCAAGGCACCGACCCACAAGAGCGTCAAGAAACCCACGACCCCGCAACCCGCCGCCAAGGCGATATAGCCCTACCCTGCCCCAACCTACCTACCCCCAAAGGGTAGGTAGGGGGCATGACAGGAGAATATGATGTCCAATACCCCCTTAGACCTTCCCCCGTACTACGACGAGGCTGTACGCGCCTGGGGTGCGCATGCACTCCCGCCCATGAAAGAGATTGAGTGCAAGGTAATAGACTCAATGACCGGCTGCCTGGGCAAGGCACACATCAGCTGGATCAACGACAACGCGTGTACCATCCAGCGACTACTCATCACCATCAGCCGACCTTGGTTCGCTGCAATCCGCACCGAAGCAGGTGAGCCGGCTATGCTCAGGGAGATACGCAAGACAATCATCCACGAGCTGGCACACATCGCTACTCGGTATATCTACGGACCACGTACCCAACCCCATGGTATCGAATGGGGTCGACTAATGGCCAAGTGTGGGCTACAACCCTATGCCCGCCATTGGTACGATATCCACACCAAGGTACCAGGCACCGCAGTTACATGGAACGATGTTGTCGGAACCATGCGTAATGGTAGATGAACTATGAACTATTAGAGTTTCATTTAGCCACTACCGCTCATTCAATATTTTCGGGTATAATAATAATGACGAATAGGAGCGTCTATACATGACCCATTCAACAAATAGACATCGACCATTTAGACAAACAACCGTACAACCGGTTAGCCTTCCCCCTACCACTACTGGTGGGGGGCGTAAGCTACCGCCTAGCATTGCAGCACAACTCCAGGAACTTGAAGCCGCCGACGAATGGCAACAGCAATGCATCGACACCCGGGCGAATAGTGCCCTAATCCGGTCTGTTGCCAAGGGTCAAGGTAAAACCCAACGGTGTAGGTGTTGCGGTGAACCGTTCCAACAGTACCGCTTGAAGTACGGTATCCCAGCCAACCGTCCCTTCGATACTCCTGAGTTCTACTGTCCAATCTGTTTCAAGCAACTCAACTGTAAAGGGGTCTAATATGGCAAGCAGACAACTATTACGTAAGGCTAACATACCCGTGGAGTTGCATAAGCTCACCGCCGGCCAAATGGTTGGTGTCCTTATCTGGGATGCAATCGACCGAGATGCTGCGTGGGAAATAATTATGGATGCACACATTGGTGTGTACAATGAGTTCGGTGAGTGTACAATCCCCGAAGAGCGCATCAAGGCTATCGAGGAGTGGCTGCGCAATGTAGAGGGCATGGCACACGAGCTAATCAGCGATGCACTCTACGACGTTCAGATAAGGAGCCTAACATGACAATGACAAGGGAAGATGTCCATAAGCATGTAGTCGCGGTACTACTAGAGTACCTGAACAGTGAAATCGACCTTAGATACATCACCGCCAGCCTACCCGTGATAATGCACGACTGGAGTGCAGATGAAATCACCAAGGCGCTTATCTACGCAGGACACGATAGCGAGGCCGTGTGGGACATGATCGATGACAAGGGTATTGATACTCCTACTGGAGAGATACCAGACAAGTACGTCTACCAAGTCCACGACTGGGTATCTCACAATGAAGGCGTGGTCAGCGGGCTCATACACAACATCATTGACACGCTACTCAACACTGCATTCGACCAAGGTGGTTTATAATGGACCAGAACCAACCTAACGTATCTGCAACAAAACTCCGCGTGGTTGAGATCAGCGGCAGACCCTTTGGCTTTGAAGTCAGCGAGTTCAGGGGCAAGTTGTATCTCACCGGACGCGAGATGTACAATCCAGACCCTGACAGTCATGGATACGCCACCTTGGAAGAAGCTGCCAAGCACTTACGCTTCGGTGGCAATGGCGTAAGCATCAGGGTGGATGGCGAACTGGGTACCGATGCGGTGCTTGAATACGTCCGCAACATGTTACAAGCCGTTGCAGATGCCACCGAAAGCGACTACGCATCAATCTTGGAGGAATTAGCCAATGGACCCGGATGATGACCCTGAATTCGACGTTTATCCTGAGTTCGATCCGCCCCGCATGGTGTTCGATACACATCTCAATGGCAATTTCAAGCGCCTGGAGCAGGCCTTTGACAATGCAGAGTGGATGATTGCCCTGAGTGTCTTACGGGCACTGGTAGAGTATGTACACACCCAGCTCGATAGCTCTGGATTCGTAGTTGATACAATGGCTGGTGGGTACAATATCCACACCGTTGACTATCGCTTTGCAATACCGTTCAGGTGGGCTACTGATGTCCTTGAGTATGCCCAAGAGCTGGTCGAGATGGGCTATATGCCTGAAGATGCAAGTATATTCGATAAACTCATGGCCCGTGTGCATTCTGAGGCAACTGCATACAACGAGTGGTTGGATGAACAGGCCGACAGATTCACCAGCTAGGCCATCCTGCTGGACCCATACGTACGTCAGAATAGGAGCTGACAATGAACCCCGAAGATGAAATGACTATTTACGACCGTGCACAGAAGGCGCGTGATGAAGAGATGTTACGCGTCGTCCGCAAACTGGTGGGTATCAATACTATCTACGACCAGTGGCTAAGGGTATTCAACTCAGGTGTGTTTCCTGAAGTGTCTGAAGCTGACCGTATCTCATTCGCCGGTGACATGTGGCCGTTAATCATCCGACTGTCGCTCAACAAGAAACTAATTTCGGATATCGTGGAGCGCTTCACCGATCTTGGTTGGACAGCCCAACCGTGGCAAATCTTTCCTGATACCGTAACAGTGAGAATGTCTGCACCCAAGAGTGTGGGTAGCTGGTACACCGATGTGCATCTCATTGCATGCGGTAACCCTGATGGCTGTGAGATTATCCCCATCGACAAGAAAGAGCGCATCATGGAAGACGTCACCTATGAGCTCGTATGTGGTGATGGTGCATCCGAGAACGCCTTCGAAGTCGCCAGAGATAAAGGGTGGGTGTGAACTTATGTACAACGTACAAAAAACACTAATTTGTTTTTCACTTTCCTTTCATCTTTATGGATGATAATATTATATAATCGTATGCAAGTCAAATCTACCACCGTTCTAAAAGGAGAACACCATGGCTACAGAAGTTTCAGCACCACCCAAGTCTGACGGGAGGGTCAACTTTAACACCGCGGTTCAGTTGTCAGGTCTGACACCGCAATACCTTCGTCGCTTGACCGTTGACGGCAAGATCCCAGACGTGATCAAGAACGAAAAGGGCGCCTGGAGGTACGATGCCAACTCCGTCAAAGAGTGGGCAGCTAACCGCACCCCTCGCGCGCGCGGACTACAGGATGGCCGGCAGGCCTACAAAGTCCGTCTGAACGCTGAAGAGTTCGATCTCGTTAGCAAGGCGCTCAAGCCCAGCGGCATCACTCTCCAGCCTGCCTACAAGCGGCCGGCTAAGCCCGCAGAGAAAGAAGTCGCCGCAGCGTAGTTGATTGGTCAGGCGAATCGGACCGGTCCCCACCCGTACTGGTTCGCCTCTCCATCTGGACTCATAACAGGTCTTATTCCTTTCTCCTGTTGTGGGTCCAAGTGGAGAGTATATGGCCAATCTAAACGAGCACGAACACGAACACGAACCCCAACCTAATAAACCCCTTGTGATAGGGATAGACCCTGGAAAAACTACCGGGGTCTGTGTGCTTCAGGTGAATGGATTCTATAAGCCTGCGCCCAGGGGTGGAGTTGAACGGTTCTCCAAGCGTGGTGGTAGATGGGATGTGACTGTTGCGTCCTTCACCGAGCTGGAGTTCGATGACCGTTTCCACCTGAAGGATATAATCGAGAAGCTTTCCACGTTACCATTCACAGATAGGGCGGTAGTCATGGAGAGTTTCAATCTATATCCAGGTGCGGCCCAGGCCCAAGGACGTATCATGTCCGACTTTCCATCTATACAGGTCATTGGTATGGTACAATACGTATGCAATGAACTCGGATATGCGCCACCTATAATGCAACCACCGTCTGCAAGGAAGACAGTGCAAGTGTTACAGAGTGACCGCCGACTCATCAGTGGATGGAAACACGCAGTAGATGCTTACAAGCATGCACGGTATTACATCGTGACGCGTGGACATGAACGTGGATGGGCACTGGAGCCAACTGGGAATGAAAACACCACTACCACTCCAACAGAACCATAGCCCGTACTTGTATTTTAGAAAGTCTTACCTTATAATCTTAGTAATTCTAAGATTTGGAGGTAAGACATGATTACTGAAACGGAGTACGCCTATCTTGCTGGTATCATCGATGGTGAAGGTCATATCCAACCGTGGGTACAGTATGCTGCATATGGTAACAGTATTAACGTCAAGGTTAACATATCCAATAAGCACCTGGGTGTCCTAGAATGGATTGCTGAACGTTGGGGTGGATTCGTTACCATCCACAGGGATAGCAAGGGTCATGAATGCTTTCAGTTGACCATTGCGAGTAAACAACTAACAGAGATGTTTCGTGGTATACTTCCGTACTCTATTATAAAGAAGACAGAAGTTGCCGCATCTCTGCGTATCCGTGAGCTCATTGAAAGCAACCCATCAAGGAACAAGGTGGACCTAAAATCAAAGCTCGAAAGGGCTGAGTTGGGCATCGCAATAATCGACGGAACCCGGTCAAGGTCTTCTGTTGAGCGCCCCTCAAAGTTCTATGATAGTATGGTTGAAATACGTGACGAGATCAGGCAAATCCTACAAGATGAGAAAGGTGGTGGTATGGCCGATGAAGAAACCTCTTCCTTTACAGCAAGTGGCGATTGACCTCGCTGCCCAACGTAATGTGCTCATTGCGGATGAGTGCGGCTCGGGGTAAGACCCTTATGGCAATCGAAGCTGCCAAGTGTACCGGCACACCAGCCTTGGTAATCTGTAACAATACTGCCAAGGAGCAGTGGGACTTCTTCATCCGCGAGCAATCGGCAGGGGCACAGGTGGTAGTCTTGGGCTCTGCTGGTCGTGGAGAGTGGGAAGGCTTGATTGGTAGGGGTGGTGGCGGTGTGTGGGTTGTGGTACACTACGAAGCAATACAGTATATCTGGTGGAAGCTGTTGAACTATCCGTGGAAGACTGTTATTGTAGATGAAGCCCATAGAATCAAGAACCGTAGAGCCAAGCAGACACTATACATAAAGCGGATTGGCAATATGGATACAAGGAAGATTGCCCTTACTGGTACGCCCATGGAGAATCATCCTGGTGACCTATGGTCAATCATCAACTGGTTGTACCCCAAGGCATTCAGTAGTTACTGGACATTCGCAGAACAGTATGTGGAGTTCAAACAGAACTGGCAAGGGTTTAGATACCCTGCTGGTGGTAAGAACCTTGAACAACTGTCTACGATTGTTGCACCATTCTACCTACGTAGGATGATGAAAGACATTAGAGCTGACCTGCCCGACCTACTTCCGCCCACCACTGTGTGGGTCGACCCCGAGCCGGCGCAAGAAGACCTCCTATCAGAAATGCTCAACGCTCGTGATATCGAAACGGAGGTAGGCGGGCAGGTTTTCGTAATACCAAATGCACTCACCAAGTTAGTCAGGGCACAGCAGATTTCTTCTCATCCACCGATACTCGGTCTGAGTGCCCCCTGTGCTAAGCTGGACTGGTTGAGTGATTACATCGAAGACAACCCTGATGAGACAATGCTCATCTTTACCAAGTTTCGTGAGACATGTCAACACATAGCTAAGAAGTTCAACGCGAGTTACATTATTGGTGGTGAAGATATGACCATGACTGCCTTGGATTGGTTCGAAGGTCGTAAGCGCCTGTTGGTATGTACCATCGCCGCTGGCGGTGCGAGCCTGAATCTCCAACGTGCCAACACTGTTATCTTCTACGACCTTGAATGGTCAACCATCCTATACGACCAAGCGTTGCACAGGGTTTATCGTATCGACATTCGTGACCATAAGAATGTCATACGGCTCGTTACCAATCACAGTGCTGATGAACTAGTCCTTAAGGCATTGGAACATAAATGGGACAACATTAGATTGGTCAACGAGTTCATCCGTCTATTCGCGGATGTAGGGGTGGGTGCGGATAGCGGAGTTGATGGGAAAGGAGGCTAGCATGAGCCATAAATATAGTATACATGCATCAGATGTAAAGAGTTTCAGGCAATGCCGACGCGCCTGGAACTGGTCCAGTCGGTTACGGGGAGGATTGGAGCGGGATTCAATCTACGCACCATTCTTCACAGGCAAGGCTATACACTACTTGCTACAACGCTTATACGAAGTCGGAGAGGACCCCGCAGTATCGATGAATCGGTTCCTCGAAGCTGAGTTGAAGCGGATGTCAGAAGCAGGTAGGCTATGGCCACAGGAAGAAGTCGTAATCCAGGAGCAAGTAGAGCTGGTCATTGGTATGATTGGTCACTACATGATGTGGCGTGGGGTTGGTGCAGGTGTATGGGGCGACAGTAACTTAGAGTTCGTTGCCCTTGAGACCGAGTTCACACTACCAATCCACACACCAGGTGGCGGCAAGTCAACCAAGCTCGAGCTAGGTGGCCGGTTCGACGGATTGGTCCGTAGGAAGGATAACGGTACGTTTTGGATACTTGAAACCAAGACGGCACGTTCCATCCAAGAGCTCTTGGACCGACTGAGCATTGATACCCAGGCTGCTACGTATGCCCTGGCCGCTCAGAGTATCTTTGGTAAGCAAGTAAGTGGTGTGATGTACAATGTACTACGCAAGAAGTTACCCAGTCGACCAGTTGTCTTGCAGGGTGGTGACCTGAGCCTGAATAAGGCAATAGATACCACACCTGCATTCTTCGTCAATGCACTATGGGAACACTATGGTGGTGCAGATTACAATCCTGAAGTCGATATTGATGTCGATTGGGCCGAGATACTTAACCGGTACAGTGTGCTGTTGGAACACCTGAAGTTGAATGGCAAACCATTCTTCTCCAGGTTCCCAGTGTACAAGACACCCACAGAGCTTGCCAATACTGAGCGGGACTTATACTGGACAGGTATGGAGATGACCCGCCATCGGACGCCTATCTACCCAAATGATGGTTGGCATTGCCGTTACTGCCAGTTCAAGGGACCGTGCATGATCGAGAGCTCTGGTGGCGACACACAGCAAGTCCTGGAAGCAGAGTATCGTCATCGTAGTGAAGATGACTACCTGATTGCCACCCTTGAGGAGAACGGATCATGAGAATCTTGGATATCAACTCCGTACCACATATGCGGATACTTCTGTATGGGCTACCTGGTAGTGGTAAGACCCGCACAGCCGTCTCCGCGACCCTTGACCCACGGCTAGCGCCCTGCTTAGTGCTGAACGCAGCAGGCAATCCGCTCTCGGTCAGGGACTATCGACCCCAGCCAACAGTACTTCAGCTGGAACAACTCTCCGATTTGAATGACCCCTATGACTGGCTCGCTCGTGGCCAGCCCATGGACGACCCCATAGCACAGGCTCTTGGACTGAAGGAACCGTTCAAGACAGTAGTGTTAGATGGCATCACAGAGATTCAACGGATGAGCTTCAATGAGCAGCGCGGCATTGTAGGACCTGGTAGTTTCCCTACACGTGTCGGTCGCGACCACTTCTACAATACCCTGGGTCAGATGACGGTAATGGCGAATCTCTTCTACAGTCTGCCACTACATGTTATCATGACGGCATTGGAAGCAACTGAGCGCGATGCCAAGACCGATTGGATATACCATAGCCCACTCCTGTGGGGTCAATCGGACGTAGAAGTAGGTGGGTACGCCTATGTAGTTGCCCGTATGATGAACTTTGCGGCAGTGGATGCGAAGGTCGCCAAAGCATTGGAGAAGGAAGATGATGTCTACTACCTGGCTATCTTCAACCCCACTGGCAGGTTCTATGCGAAAGACCAGTACTTCGCGCTCGGTGAGTACATGGTCAATCCGACAATGGCCCAAGTGTACGACAGGATACTGGAAGTCAAACACTAACCTGACCAAACCTAACCTAACCACCTAACCAAACCTAACTGAAAGGGAAATGAAATGCCGATCAAGATGAACTTAGCTGATGTCAAAGCCCCCGAGCCCGTCAAGCAGGGCTGGTACCTTGCCACTGTGGAGAAGGTCACCGAAGGGACAAGCCAGGCAGGGAACGAGAAAGTTGATATCTCCTGGCGGATCGATGAAGTGAAGTCCAACGGTGAAGCCGCAGGGCGTGTGGTATTTGACACCCTGACCTTTACCCCCGAGAGCCTTCCATTCGCCAAAGCCAAGCTCGTGGCAATGGGAATTGACGAAGACTTCGAAGGTGAGTTTGACTCTGATGAGTTGCTCGGTGCCAACTGCAGTATCTTCGTAACGATTCAGAAGAGCACTGCTAACAATCCGGACACCGGCGAGCCGTACCCCGATCGCAACCGCGTCAGCAAGGTCAAACCCGCGACAGGTGCAGGTAAACTCTTCGGATAAAGGAACAATGTGGAATTCTTTGACTACTTCGCAGTACCTGAAGCATATATATCTGTAGCGGTAGGTAAGTTTGCCGCTGCAACGTACTCCGAAGTGCCTCTACCCCCTGCGGACTATCCCCAGGGGGTAGATGTGTTCTTTTCACCTGCTCCAAGACGTTCGAAAGGTGACACAAAAGAAGATGTTCTCGGTGGCCGTGTGCTCTGGGTGGACGTAGACAATCTACAACTTCCACAGAGTACCTATCCAGCTAGTGCAATCGTAAACTCTGGACATGGATGGCATATGTACTGGTTCCTGACCCATATGGTTGATCCTGAGATGCTTGAGCGGTGCAACAAGGTTCTGATAAAGGACATACCTACCGCTGATAAGGCATGTTGGAACGCTAACCGTTTCATGCGTATACCAGGTACCACGAATATGAAGAACCCTGATGAACCTGTAACCGTAAGGTTGCATAGGTTAGATGGACACATCTATACCCCACAAGAGTTCGATGTCTTAGAGAAGTTGGACAGCAAGACACGGCATAAAATTCGAACTGGCGACCGTCGCGGCTACCACTCTCGGTCTGAAAGGGACTGGGTAGTAATAACCGAGATGGTCGCAGCAGGTGCAGAAGACGGTATCATTGAATGGCTGTTCAAAACACAACCAGTAGGAGATAAAGTTAATGACTCAGAAACGCCAGATAAGTACCTCACTACAACAATCACCGAAGCTAGAAGTAGAACGGCACGCACCAGCTCAAGTGGTATTGAAGAGCAACCTGACGGGTATTACGCTTACAGTCGGAGAGGTTCCAAACGACTTTCAACTTTTACTTTTTCTCCCCGCCTCCTGCTTGACAGCGCTGCCTTCGGGGAAGTCGATGCCATTGTCGGAAGTGTACGAGCTGCCGGATATGAGTGGGGTGATGTTACGTTTACACGTTCCGCTTTTACCCGTGTGGACAGAATTGACAGAGAAACACCGATAGCGGCGTGGCAATGGCTGGGTAACGACCAAGAGCTGCGTCAGCTGTTACCATATTTGATGGTCCAGCTGGCAGACAAAGGTATGCCCAGAGTGATTGCAACACCCGCCCTAGGGTTATACAATGTGGGTGGAGTGTGGTACTTTGTGGGTGACAGGCACACCCTGTCAAAGGATGAATGCTGGGGTCCGTTCTCTGGACCTATCGCAGCATTACCTACTGGTAAGGAACGTCCGCGGTTAGAGCTAGAGAATGCTGACCGTGGGGCGTTACAAATGGTGGCAGACCTATTACCTGAGATGAACTCAGATGAGAGTATCTGGACTATGATTGGTTGGTACTTTGCATCACCACTCAAGCCGTATCTAGAGAGCCAAGGTATTAGGTTTCCAATACTAAACGTCACTGGTACTCGCGGGTCTGGGAAAACAACCCTGATTCAGCGTGTGTTCTTACCACTGCTGGGGCAAGTAGATGCCAAAAGTTATGATGCCGGAACAACAAGGTTCGTTACACTGGCACTCTTGGGGTCTACTAATGCCGTACCAGTGGCGTTTAGTGAGTTCAGGTTCGCCAATGTAGGTGGGTTTCTACGATATATCCTGTTGGCATATGACACTGGTCATGACCCACGCGGTCGTAGTGACCAGACAACCAAGGACTATCCACTCAGTGCGCCATTCTCTTTGGATGGAGAAGACCTTGTATCTGACCCTGCCTGCCAGGAGCGTATTGTGGCATGTAACCTACACCCTGCTGACATACGTGAAGGTACTATTGCATATGAAGCATATCGTGCATGGAGTAACGCGTGTGTAGAAGGTAGCCTAGTTGGGGTAGCCAGGTACTATATACAATGGTTGCTCGCCATGCTTACAGATGGTGAAGTTGCCAGAGTGATAGAGAGTTGCCGTAACAGGTCATATGTGGCACTGCCAGCAAGGATGCCCGAACGCGTTAGGAGTAACTATACCGTTGCATACATTGGAATCAACCTGTTCTGTCAGGCATTTGGTGTGAAGGTTCCTGACTTCGATGTATTGGGTCGTTCGGTTAGAATTGTATTCAATACAGAGTCAGGACGGAGCCGTACGATTGTGGACGACTTCGTTGAAGAGCTTGTCAATGATATATCAACTCGTGGTGGTATTGGGTTCAACTGGGAACGTGGCGATAGTGGTGGACAGATCTGGTTCCAACTAAGTGCCACTCACTCCTGGTGGCTTGCAAACCTACGTAGACAAGGTAGGGCAGGCTTGGAACGTGATGCAATACGCTCACAGTTGAAGGAAGTGGAGTACATACTATCGCCAATGAAGTTTAGGGGCACACTGATGTATGGTGTAGACCTTGCATTGGCACAACAAACGGGACTTGATGTTCCCGTCAGGATATGATTGAAAGGAAAGGAAAGGAAAGACAATGAGCTCGTATGTGTTGCTCAGTGGTGGCTTGGACAGTTGTGTCCTGGCCGCCCATGTAAAAGCTCGTGTGCCATATCTGGAAGCAATTACCTTCCACTATGGGTCTACACATGAGACCCGTGAGTACAAGGCTGCAATTGAAGTGGCTGAGAAGCTCAAGATACCAATCAGTGCGATAAAGATACCCAAAGAGTATTTCACTGGTGGAGAGAGTGCGCTCATGGGTGAAGGGTTCATCCCTGTGGGGGAATATGAATTTGAAACCGGTCCTTCTAACACAGTAGTACCTGGAAGGAACCTACTCTTCTTGGCTATCGCGAGTGCCCGTGCCCTGGCAACTGGTGGTGGTGCGGTGTATATTGCCGTCCATGCAACAGATCATATGACATGGGCATACCCCGATTGTAGTCCAGAAGCAATTGGCGGGTTTACAGCTGCAGAGTACGCGGCAAGTTATCATAAGGTAAGAGTGTCAGCCCCATTCATGGAGATGACCAAGACCGATATCGTGAAGTTGGCAGGTAAGATGGACCCCCGTCCACCCCTTGACCTAACGTGGTCATGTTATAGGGGTGGTGATGTTTCATGCGGAACCTGTCCAACATGCCTTGAACGCAGGTATGCATTCACACATGCAGGGTTCATTGACCCCGTGGCATACATGCACCCACAATCAGATGAGAAGTACGGAGGATTAAACAGATGGTAGCGCAACCCACACGTTCCATTGAATTAAGTACCAACCTGATGCTCGAAGTCCGTGGTGAAGAATATGGAAACGCCTGGTTCCTTACCGGGTGGATAATTGAACGCCTTGGTGCAGACAAACTAAGCACCCTGATCTTCTCTGGGTTTTCATTTGCATGGATACAGATACTCAACAAACTGGTTCGCCTGTTACGAAATCCTTACCACAAGGATAGCTGGATAGATATCATTGGCTATGCAACCCTGGTGGTACGTGATATCGAAGCAAAACCAGGAGAGGCAGATTCAGATGTTTGAAATCACCCGTTCGTATGAGATATCTGCTGCACACCGTATTCCTGGTCACCCCAAGTGTGGTAGGTTCCATGGGCACAACTATACTATAGAAGTTACGTTGATGTCTGAAGAACTTAACCTTGCGGGTATGATCATGGACTTCGGTGAACTGGATGAGTACCTACGTCCTATACTGAACAGGTATGACCACCGTTACCTGGCAACTGTACATGAAGAACCGGAGAAAACCCCCACATTCATTGACATGGGCAGGGATTCTGTATACCTGGGCGCTCAATGGTCAACCGCAGAAGCCATAGCCCGTGTGCTCTACTGGCAGTTCCGTACCCGTCTGGGTGGTGATGCGTATCCCTATAAACTCAAGTGTGTTCGGGTATGGGAGACACCCAGGAGTTCGGCCACCTATTACCCCACTGGTAATGATGGAACCACAAAAGACGAATGGCCCGCAAGCTCACGATACACTACGGGTGGGCTGGATGTGCCACGGGCCAAGAAAGGTAGAGAAGGGCAATGAACCAGATGTATAAGGTCAATGAGATATTCGACTCTGTACAGGGCGAAGGTGTACACAGTGGGGTACCGGCCACTTTCATTAGGACACAAGGTTGTCCTGTAGGGTGTGCATGGTGTGATACCAAATACACCTGGAGTGAAGGTGGAGAGTGGATGTCCGCCAGGCAGATTGTTGAAAAGGTGAACAACCACCATGTAGTGATTACGGGTGGTGAACCCTTGTTGTGGAACCTGGATGATATGCTCTCATCGCTTGCTGAGCACAACCACTATGTACAGGTAGAGACCAGTGGCTTCTGTTGGCTCAAAGGTCATCGAAGACCAAGGTGGATTACCTGGTCGCCCAAGCCCAACCTGAAGTATGCTGCACCTAAGAACATGTACCATGCAGTCAATGAGATCAAGTTCGTTGTAACACCAGACCTGACCCATGATGATGTAATGGGTGTGTGGGACATGGTAATCAAGGCACACAAGGACTGGAACTATCCATATGTGGTGTTAATGCCTGAAGGCTGCCCACCACCCAAGGAGAACATGGACCTTGCGTATGCGATACTAAACTCTGTTGCGGTGCACAAGCGACCCAAGTATGGTAACCTGTGGCGTGTTAGCGACCGCCTACAGTGGAGATTGGGGGTACGATAATGACCCGAATCATAGAGACCAAAGGGTCTGTTGCAATAACCTTATCCAATGACATGCGGGTTATCATCAAGGTCACATATGAGAACGGTGATGAGACCCATGTAGTATTGGATACGGAAGAAGCCAGGTCGGTTACTGAAGCCCTGTGCGAAGCCCTACTGGTAGTAACCGGGAGGTCAAGATGCCTACCGCCCCGCTAACCAACAATAAACAACTGGTTCGTAGTTTACGTAGCGTGCTCTGTGCAATCTTCCCAGATGAGTTGTGGGATGATAGCGTAGATGATACGGCACGTAGAGTAGTGGAATATTGGATGTCGGTTTTACCCAAGGATGAAGAAGAGTTCATCGCCACGGTGTTTCCTGCATCCGCCCAACAGATGGTTGTGGTCAAGAACATAGAGTTCTCAAGTGTATGTGCCCACCACCTGTTACCCTTCTACGGAAGGGCACATGTTGGATACCTACCACACAAGCTACAGATCGGTGTCAGTAAGATACCCAGGATGGTGCAACACTTTGCACAGCGCCCTCAGGTACAAGAGCGTATGACACATCAAATCAGTAGCTGGATGCAATCTACACTCGAGCCTAAGGGGTCTGCAGTTATGGTTCAGGCTGTACATACATGTATGGCCTGTCGTGGAGTAATGGCACGGAATAGCTCAATGTTGACCAGCGAAATCCGCGGCATCTTCTTAACCGCACCACCAGCCAGATATGAGTTCTTATCACTCATTGGCGGTATGGGTGGTGGGGCTGTAGTGGGGGGCGGAGAGTGAAACATGATTAGTACCGAATACGCTGCTGGGTTCTTTGATGGGGAAGGAAGCATCACCTTAATGAAGCCTCCCCCATGGGGTGCTGTCCGTATCCTTCGTGTTGTTGTGGTCCAAAACGATCGTAGACCGTTAGATTTGTTTATGGAACGTTGGGGTGGACACGTTAGGCAACTACGAAAGTGCTATCAGTGGCAAGTTGCAACAGTTAAGGCGACAAGTTTTTTAGAAGATGTCTTACCACATCTAATCGTGAAACATTACCAGGCGGAGCTTGCATTGAAGTATCGAAGCATGATGAGACCATATGGTGGTAAGTGGGAAGGTCGAAAGTACACTGAGGAAGAACTGGTAAAGTTTCGTGATATAGAAGAAAAGATGATACTCTCCAAGAGAGGAGTTTCGACATGAAGTATTTCGCAATATTCACACCTAAGTATTTCTACCACTACATGTACCTGGGGAGTGCATGTGTGTTGGCACAGAAGGTCTTGGAAGATGATGTCTATATGCGCCAGGCAAAGTACCTTTCCCACCATGGGGCTAATATCTTGTTAGATAATGGCACCGCTGAGCGGGAGATGGTAACACTCGATGAGCTAATCGATGTGGCATGTGCCGTGGGTGCAACCGAGATTATCCTACCCGACAAGAAAGGTGACCCTGAAACCACCATTGTGTGGGCTGAGCGGTCGCTTGAGAGACTGCGTGAGATAGATACCATGATTGTCTTGCATGGCAATTCTGAAGATGAATGGGAAGTAACCCTAAGGTGGGTTGTGGAGAACCGGTATCGTGGTTCGATAGGGTTGCCCAAATACATCGACAGTGAAGGTCCTGAAACACGCATACATTTGTTGGATTTCATAGGTGATACCAGCGTTCGTAGCAGTAACCACGTTCACCTGCTAGGGTTACATGGTAATCCAATTGGGGCGTGTGCAGAGTTCAGGCAACGATTCCCATGGGTAAGAAGCATTGACACCGCCGCACCACTTGCATGTGCCCAGAAGGACCTGCGGATTGAAGCTGTTGTCCATGCACCATCGCTTGACTGGGATGCAGAAGCACCCCACAGTGTTGTCATGCACAATGTAAGTAAGTTCTTGGAGGTATGTGATGCATATAATATTCAAACCACAGAAGGGCAGCGGACAGGCAACACTCTGCATCGATCGTGAGAACCAGCATGTTGAAGTTATGACCGACCTGCCGCCACATGAAGTTGGTCCGTGGTTAGAACCATTACTCCTGAGTATGGGAATCAAATCCATACCATACACAGTTGTGCCCAATGATAGGGTACAGGAGTGGATGGGTGCAGGCTGGGAAGTGGTTGCCGCAACGGTCATGGTAAAGAGGAAGATATGAATAAAGCACCATTTGCCGATTGTGAGGCCTGCCCGCTTAGGGACAAAGAGAAGTTTGTTAGGGGGGCGGGTCCACACATAGCTGATATGGTGTTCATTGGAGAATCCCCGGGTGCACACGAAGAGAACCAAGGTATCCCTTTTGTGGGTGACTCGGGGATGTTCCTAAAGAACACCCTACGCCAGCTAGGTGTTGACCCTGACCGTTGTTACTTCACCAATGCCCTTCTCTGCAGACCACCAGGTGGAGAGAAAGAAGAGATAGCCAATGCAGCCGCGGATAGGTGTAGGCAGCGCTTGCTCGAAGAGCTCGCTGACGTGCACTGTAAAAGTGGGCGCTATGTGGTGCTAGGGGGTATTGCTGCACGTGTGCTCGTAGGTGCGGGTAAGATTACAACTATCCGCGGTCGTTGGTTTCCATTTGGTATGGGTGGGGTGGGGGCGAAGATACTCCCTACATGGCACCCAGCGTATATACTTCGTAAACCCAATGAAGGCATGGACTGGGTCCTGGACATGGAGAAGGCTGTTAAGGGTCCACCCCACAACTGGGATGAAAGGCAGGTATCACCCGATTGGGAGGTGCTGGGTACTGAAAATGATGTCCACCGGGTACTGGGTGGGGTGAATGGGGTAAGGATTGCATATGACTTTGAGACCAGCCAGAATCTGTGGTTCCGTGACCGTCCGATGCTGCTTGCGTTGGCATGGGATGAAACGTGTGGGTATGTAATACCAGGTTACCATCCTGAAGCCCCCCACAACTTGTTAGAAGAAAGCACACGGGTACAACAGGAGCTTCGTGAGCTCTGGGGGCGTAATACGTTCGTAGGGCACAATGTCAAGTTCGACCAGCACTTCGGGTTGAACATAGGCGTGGATATGTCCGTGAACTGTTGCATGGATACCATGATTGCCCATTACTGTCTGGATGAACGCCGTGGTACGCATGGCTTGAAGGACCTGGCTAGGCTGTACCTAGATGCCCCTGACTACGAAGATGAAGTTACTCAGTACTTACCCCGTAGGTCTGCACAGTGGACTTGTATACCCTTCATGAAGCTAGCACAGTATGCGGTGTGGGATGTAGTCAACACCTTAGAGCTGGCTGGTGTCTTGGAACAGGACTTGCGTGCACAGGGGTTATGGGAGATGCCCTTCATGGGGCTGTTGATGCCTGCTGTGCAATCTATGTTCAAGGTTGAGAGAATAGGCATGGCTGTTGACCTGGATTACCTGGAAACGGCACAGCAACAACTCCTGGCTGAAGAAGAAGACTTTACCAACCAGCTGCGGGAGATGTGTGGTCACCCGGAGTTCAATCCACGGTCACCCATGCAGGTTGCCAGGGTAATCTATGATGAGATGGGATTAGAACGTCCTGGTTCAGAGAGATGGGACTTGTGGAAAGGTCGTACCAAGGTAGGTCCGAACTCTACCAGTAAAGGTGCCTTGGAACGGTTTGCCATCAAGGACGGCAATGAAGTAATAGGGTACAACGTTGAGTTCCTGGATGTGCTGTTTCGTTATCGTAGAGCGGACAAGATACTCTCTTCATACATCAATAACCTGATAGACTATTGTGATGAAGGGGGTAGGGTGCATCCGGTAGTGTACCTGCATGGAACTGAAACAGGCAGAATAAGCATCCGCGAGCCCGCACTTCAAACAATCCCCAGAGAGACCACAGATAAGTATGGTGAGTTGATCAGGAACGCATTTGTTGCCCCACCTGGTAAGGTCATAGTAATTTGTGACTACAGCCAGGCAGAGCTTAGGGTGTTTGCTGCACTCACCGAAGACCCTTGGTGGATAAGGGTGTATCAAGAGGGTAGGGATATACACTCAGAAGTATCGCTGGAGTTTTACGGTCCGGAATATAAGAAGGAAGATCGTATGATCGTGAAGCGGTTCAACTTTGGATATATCTATGGTGGCGGGTTTACAATCCTACATGATAGCCAAATACCGGAAGCCGCTGCCAAGAGGTTTATGGCTGAATACAAAAAGCTAATGGCTGTGGCTCATAGGTGGCGTGAGAGCCAGAAAAAGGTTATGCGTAGTGAGTGTGAAGTGAAGTCACCATTCGGTAGGGTAAGAAGGTTCCCTGTGCTAACCCCAACGAATGTGTTAGATGCTGAACACGCTGCAATCAACTTCCCTGTGCAAGGCGCTGCGAGTGACCTGAACCTTATGGCAGCAATGGAATTGCAGGGCATGGGGTATGATGTGCTGTTAACCATACATGATAGTATCCTGGTCGAAGTAGAAGAAAAAGGTGCAGAATGGCATATGGAGAAGATACGGCAGGTAATGGAGGATGTGGGGAACAAGTACTTCCCACAGGTTCCGTGGAAGGCCGACCCAGAGATAAGAAAACGTTGGGGCGGGCATTACAGCTCATCAGAGAACGTGGACTGATATATCTGCAGCATGGGCATCCCCTGATAAGGTTCTATACCAGGGACTGTCGTGAGTGTAGGTTATTGGAACGTGAGCTGGGTGGTAACTATTATCAACATATGCGCCACAGGAACTTACAACCCCCCGTTTGGGTATGGCAAACAGCCAAGCGGGGTTCTTTACTAAACATCATTGAACTGTTCAAACAGGAAGGAGGTACGATACCAGATACTATACTAGTGCTAATGGATACGCTTGTGGAATAGGGGGTGGGTGGGGGGTGGGGGGTTATGGCATATAGCCGAAGAACCTGAAGTAGGCGTCTACCCACTCTTCGTACTGTGCCAACCACCAATCGTATTCTTCTAACCACCTTTCAAATGCCTCCTTCCATTTCATAGCCGCTTCAAGGAGTTCGGGGAATATCTCGAACACCATCGGCTCAACAGTGGGAGGAGGTCGTGTTACTGCCGCACCACTTTCCTTCCAAGAACTAATAGGCTTCACACCGGCTTTGGAACCTATACGTTTCGTCCGAGAAACTCCACCCACCTTAGGCCACTGTTGCATGCGTGATGCAATTGAAGCTGTGGGGTTAAATGGTCTATCGCCAACCATGTGCATGTTTCCATGAATAAGGGGTGCACGAAGCTCTGGTATCCTGTCAACTGCTTCCTTGGCATTCATCATAACTTCAAAGTCGTTCAGGATATACACCTGGAACCCGCTTGCCATCAGGAGCATTGCACGGTAGGCATCGTGTTCAAATGACCCAGGGCGGGTGTGCCAATATATTCCATACACTTCAATAATAATCTTATAGTCTGGTAAGTAGAAGTCAGGGCGCATTCTTTCATATTCACTTGGTGTAATGGGCATATCACCCATGTACCAGCTGAAGTAGAAGTTTACCTGCCTGCGTACCAACTCCGCGAATACGAGCTTCTCTGGGAATGTGGCAGGGATTTCTTGCCAGTAATCAATAAAGTCAGGTGGTACAGAGACGTTCCATGCAGTGATAGCCCCCTTTCCGTAACGTGCCTGGCGCTCAGCGATTCTTTTCCAGAACCTTCTACGTAATAAATGTCTACGGGGGCCACCAGTGGTAGCCCCACGTATCTTGTCACCTGGGTCCTTGAGAGTCCGCCGGTACATTGCCTACCCCTACTACACTTCATCTAACTGGACAGGTATCTCTGAATGTGAATTGTTTATATCGTCATCACGTAATGATGGAACCGACCCGCCAGGTGGTGTGATTGAAACCATTGCATTGATTGTATGTTCACCTGGCCATGGTAATTGGCAGACATACGAACGTCCTGCTGCCGCAAATGAGTATAGAGTGGCAACTACGCTGGTTGCGTTGGACCTTACCTGCAGGTTCGGTAGTTCAACATTCTCGGCAACAGGAACGGTAAAGTTATATACCTTGAGCTTCGTTGGGGTGGGCATCCATTCGACTTCATACCTACGGATGATGGGTTTGGTGAACTTACTACCGTAGAACATAAACTTGAGCATAAGCTGGTCGGCGGCGAATCCATTCGGGAAGCTCAGACTCTTACGGGTCTTATGGACTTCACTGGTAGATGGGTCTGCGTATCCGCCAATCTGCCCTAAGTAAGTCCAGTTCAGGTTATTGATATGCACAGGCTCATCTGCGGGGCTGGCCACAAACACTTCACGGGCTTCAAACTCGGTGAATGAGTTTACAGTTTTAAGTGCCCACCAGTTTTGAAGTCCACGCGTATCAGTGAGTGCGGCCTCGGTAACAGTTCCAGTTGTTGCGTGGGTCATTGGTATCCTGTTCCAACGGAAAAGTACTTCAATGACAAGATACTGGATATCACCACCATAGAATCCGCTCATATAAGATACTTCGAAACTGCACGCGTTACTTATATTTACCCACGCACCGTCCGTGTAGGCATACATTTTGAAATCGCCGTCTGGGAATCGCTCCCCACCAGCGGCGTTCCACTTAGATATGAATCGCAGTGTTGTGATATCATCCCGGATTGCGGTTCCACCCGCGATTGCTCCGTCAGGGGCTGCGGCTGCCACTACCCAGAAATCGTGTTCGCCCGGTCCAAAGACGAACGCCCGCCCTGTACTGATATCACCGTCGATTAACTTATCATCTTTCGTGGCTGGCCACGCCGGGGCAGCGTCTAGGGTCTTGGCTTCAAATGAGTTCGTTAACGTGCGGGGTCGTTCCAATCCGGTAATGTAGTAGACCTTGATATAGTCTTGCGTTCGACCCTGAAGCTCATAGTCAACCGTTAGACGTTTGAATGACTTCTGTAGGGTAGGTAGCCCGAAGTCCAACATGCTGGTAATAAACCACGAGTCTCTGGTAGCGAAGTGGGCTATATGTTTCTGGGTTGCTGGTACAACGGGGTCGAGGACTGATATGGGCATGTTGATGGTATAGCCCTGAGACTGTCCCGTTGCATTGTATTGTTCAGTCTGTGTCATGGGCGACATAAACAGTAGTCCATATGCTGTACCCATTGAGCGTGGTGAGCGCCAGTTCTTCATGCCTACGTTATAGGATGAGAACATCTTAAAGTTACCGCCCGTTTCTGGGTCGAATACCCATACGGTCGCGGCAGGGTCTTGTATACCCGGACTACGGGTTAGGTAGTACAACCTATCTCCCACCGAAGCGGCATCTGCTATAATTCCGCCTTGTGAGTAGGTTTGTATCTGTTCCAAGGTACCAGCCGTAGATAACCGGAACAGCATGTGCTTAATGTTGAAATACATGTACCCACGGTGAACGGTCATATGGGAGAAGTTTAGGTGATCATGGTAAGATGAGAAGTCTTCAACCCTATAGAGACGTCCAGCATCAAAGGTCCATAGGGCGTTAGGCTTACCGATGTACAAGCGTCCGTTGAACTCTCGCATGTTCAGAACTTCGTCACTGGGGCTGCCAGGGAGTAGAGATTCCCAACGGGCAGGCATTGTACTTGCAGCTGGTTCTAGGTAATGGATGCTACCCTCCTTTGAGAACCAGAGCTTCTCATCATATACTGCCAGCTTTGCCGCAATGGTGGCATATACCGGTGAGTACATGGTTGAAATAGTAGGCTTGAAATGTGTTTCGCTGGTGCCGACCGCCTGCGTACCTGCCATTGGTCCGTAGGCTAACATCCTATGGACGCCGCGGGTCTCTTTAATTGCCAGGTGTATCGTCCCTGAGTAGTTGACCGCATCGTTAATCCAGAAGTCGTCAGCCTGGTCTGAATGTGACCACAGTTGTTGCCATTTACCGGTTAGGCGGTTGGAGTAGGCTTCGAGTGCCGCTCCTGACCAAGAGATGGGGTCATAAACATTTGTATACCACCAGGCACTTTTCCAATGCCATATGGATGGTCTGCCTGACCACTCCAGTACGAAGGTAGGAAACTTATCGGTGAAGAGTGATGCGGGGTTACCTATCTTGGTATTGAACATTACCTGGTAGATACCCTGTGATGTTGCCATGGGGTATAAGGCAGTTGAGATGTCACCCACAACAGAGTCGTCCCGACTACCAGCGACGCCGTAGTTTACAAGGTTGTGTCCGTATTGCTGATTCGTACCTTCAGCCCTAGATGTAACATCAGGACGACCCACTTCCACCAGATGCCCCTGTGCATACCTGTTGGTAGCTTCGGCGGAAGACCACAGCATCTGGCCTTCGCCTTCGTCAAAGCGGGCTTGTACCCAGCTACGCCACCTGGCCTGGTCAAGTCCGCGCATGTCGCCAACTGAGAAACGTGGATAGAAGTCAGGTGCGAAGTTTACTCTATAGGAGAAGGGCTTGACAACCAGTCCCAGGAACTGGCTATTATTGGTCCAGATCTTTATATGATCGGTGGTCATACACCCGTACCTTTCCTACGCTCTAGTTGCATATACGTTGGACCCGTTGGGGCTTTCTTCACTGGATGGTTGAGTTGGATATACTTCTCCTGTGCCTGCATACGTAGTGTCTCAACCAGGGCAATGATGTCGGATGAGTCCATCTGCTGCATCTGGCTCGAGGCCGCCCACTGGTCATATGCGGTACGATGTGCTACCCAGTACTGATACATATTCGCCTGGGCTTCAAGGATGATAACCGCATACGCTTCGGGTGGAAGCATTATGATAGGTGATATCCATACAGAGTCAGTCATGGCACTAAACGTGTTCCTAAATGTGCCCATCTGTCCCCGTTGGATATTCCCCAGTCCACCATACTCTCTACCAATCTGTGGGTCAGGTGCCATAATACCCCAACCTTCTATATAAGCTGGTGGTGGTATAACGATGGACCAGTGCGTCGGGGCATTGGCGAACATGTACTTACCGCCGTACCAGATTATCTCGTAGTTGAGTGCTGCAGCCGTTGACCTCGTGGGGCGTAGGGCAGCGAAACCATCTTCGGGCCAATAATGAACCAGGTCTGCCATTCGCCTAATGCCAATCGACGTTTGAGTTGCAATCATATTGAACTCAAGTGATAGGGGCTTGGGTAGTTCCTTCTGCCGGTACTCATACTCAACTGAGAGCCAGTACTTGGCGGCTGACTTACCCAGAGAAGTTTCCATGGCGTATTCAGGTATCTCAACGTTTAGGAAATTAGTCCACAGGGTCGGTACATGGCGGTATTGATTGACCTGCACACGCGTGGTCATATCCGATGCATGGTAGGCACAGACTTCCAAAATGCGTTCAGCCTGACTAGGTAGTACCACGGGCATGTTAGACGGCATGAAGCGTATCGAGTATGCAGTTGCCCGTACCATAAATGGGTATGCCATTAAGGCATCATTGATTGCCCTATCTACTCTATCCGTTACCGATGCTGCAATTGACCACAGCGATGTATTAGCGGCCGACAGTCTTACATTCAAGACGTCGTCTCGCATATCCAATAAGTCTTTAGGTATCTGTACAGGCATGTTACCTCCTACGGTGATGGAATGGCGTGAAAGAAAATAGGGGTATATCCTATCGTATCTCCCCACATTACACGTAACCAGGCACCCACCATTCCCTGGGACTGTGCCTGCGGATACACCGCAAGCGGTTCATCTATATAATATATGATATCCTGCGGATCAGGTGCAGGCCTCTTTACTAAGACTTGAGAGATGGGGCCGCTATACGGATCGCGCGGCGCGAACGGGTCCTCACCGGTAACAGTAGGTGCATTAGTTAGGTCCAAACGGTAGTAAAGACTATCAAACGAAGGCCTCACACCTGGAATAGCCCCAAGGTGACGCAGGGCAGCATGTAGTCCGCGGGGAGTTACAGCCTTGTTGTCGGCTGTACCGGCTCGAGACTCTTCGCTCGACGCGAACTGGTTCGGTGGTATGATGTACCTTGGTATGGGCATGTTAACCTCTCACTTCGTCCCTTCACCCGATGACCTTTTCTTAGCCATAGTTATCCTGCCTTTTTACGCAGTATAGTCCATTTTTTGGATATCTGCTGGTTTTGCAGATACACATATTTTTTATCGCATTGTAAATCATAATGCCGCCATCGCGGCATGAATTGCCAGCACCTGCGCGTCAGAGAGAGCGACATCGTAGAGCGCACAGGCAGCAATATTCCCGGACAAATAGGCTACAATAGAAGTACCATTATGATACGCACCGATGTAAGTCGTATCAAGTCCAGCGGGTGTTTTTGCGGTGGCATTTGTGCCTTTACTGCCGCCATCTATATAACTTGCCCGTGCATTGGCGGCAGGTCCGTTATCAT